TCCTAGTTCTTCTTTCTCAATCTTAATTTTTCTTTTGTATCTTGAATTAACTCTGTGTGCCCAAAAAGATTTTACACAGGTCTCATCATATTGTCTGTGACATTCTTCTATAAATGTATTTGGAACTATCTCATCATCATCAATAAAGATTATTTTTTCGTATCCATCTTCTGCAAGATCTCTTGCTAATATAAATCTAGCAAATTGTTTAAAGTCATTTGAGTAGTTGTGCACAGAAATATTTAAATTGCCTTTAAACTTATCTAAATACTTTAAAAGTTTTTCATTTTGACCTGAGTTATCTACAATGTAAAAGTCAAAGTCTTTATCTGTTTGATTATTTATGCAGGCCAAAGTTGTGTTTAGGTTCTCAAACCTTATATACGTACACATTATTAGCGCTGTCTTAGACATATATCTCCATAGTAACATAGAAAGAGCCAGCCTAATGTAGACTGGCCCTAACTATTTAAAGAATTACTTCTTCTTTACAGGTGCCTTCTTAGCAGCCTTCTTTACAGGTGCCTTAGCAGCCTTGAGAGCCTTATCTACTTCCTTAGCATCTGGCAATACACCAAACGCCTTGTCATTAGGGTTGATTGCTCTAATAGCCACTGGAGCGATTGCAGCCACTAGTGCTGTCCATAGATCTTTTGGATCTGTAACTCCCGCCATATATAGTGCTAGACCTGATGCAAGTACTGAGCGACCATATGATGCTAGCATTCCTTTTAGTTGTTCTGTATTCATTTTATTCCTCCTAGGATATAATTCGTGTTAGTACTGTGAAGCCAATCCATAGACCAATAATTCCTGCGACTCCCGCAAAAACTGGTGGTGCTGGTACTGGCAATTTGAATGCTGCGAACACGACACCGCATCCAAAACCTGTTAATACTGATAGTATAACATCTTTCATTTTACTTCTTCTTCCTCTTTAGGTAACAACTTTTTTAACTCTTCGTATGCTTGTGATATTTTTTTTAATGAGTTATAGTTTGGTTCCATTGATATAAGATCTCCATACTCTTTAAAGTAGTTGATTTCTGGTTCAATATCACTAACAAACTTATTAAGACCAGACTGGACCTCTTCAATATAATTAAATGCCCAGTCTCGTGAATCAGAAAGAAACTTAAGGAAGTTCTCTTGATGTATCTGTTGATCTGACTTATCTTCTTTTAAATTCTTTAATGTTTTAATGTACTCTTCTAGGGTAAAATTGTCAACGTATAGTTTCCCTGCAAGTTTTTGTGAAGAAATTAACTTTCTTAAAGTAATAATATAAGCAACTATAAAACAAGTAATTGAAGAACCTAATATAAGTATTATTATGTTTTGTATCATTTTGCTACCTCTCTAGTAACTAAAACAATAGCGCCTTCCATTTCTAGTGCTTTTTTTAGTTGGACAACATACTGTAATGCTGCTACCTTTTCCTCATACAACAGTCCAGCGAAATGTCTTTCGTCTAACTTTACAGTAAGAAAGTGATCATTATCAATAAGTTGAACAGAAAAACCTTTGGGCGCTTGCACTGCGTGGAACGCTCTCTTCATTGCATCTGTATACATTTTATTTGTCCGTTGTTAAAACTTGCCATGTGTCTGCCCAGTCTGCCTTGGTTTTGTGGTTGTTAAATTCTCTAGATACTTTACCATCTTCAAGATATACACCGCCCCAAACTCCCCATTCTTTTCCAGATACACCATTAGCAAAACATTTTCTTGCTAGTGGACACTGCATGCATAAAGCATCAACTAAAAATCTGGATTCAGATTCATCTTCATATTTATCAAAAAATATATTAGTATCAAGGTCTTTGCATGGAGCATCGTCTTTCCATAGATGCTGCTTCATGTCTACTCCTTATACTTGCCTGGAATCTCCCAGCCATTACGAGAAGGACTAAAAGTTTTTTGAATGTACCATTCATTTTTAATACGAATACCGCTTGCATCTGTTCTGCCAAGATTTGTTTTCTTGAGTTCTAGAACATCCCAGCCAACCCATTTTAGATTGCTGTTTTTTGATACAATTTTTTCCATTGTATCTAAGTCTTTTATGATCATCTCTACCCCTTTTAGTACTTAAAGATTCCAACTTCAACATTATTAAGTTCAGCATGAGCAACAAGTTTTGAATTTGATTGCTTTGGTGTGCTTAAGAAAGCAAAGTAGTTTACGTAACTCATATTTTCTTCAACCCATGAAGTAGGTGCTTTAAAGAATTTAATCTTCTTACCACGAGCCTTCATTCCTCTTTCGGACAAGTTTGAGAACTCTGAAACAAAAGAATTAACTTTTGCTGGGCCTACTGAATAAATAATAAACTCATTATCATCTTCTCTCATGCCAGAAAGAGCAACGCTCATTGCACGAAGAAAGACTTGATAATCATTAAAATCATTTGTTCCCTGTACTGCCACTATCATTTCTATTCCCACTCCTTAAGTTATCCAATATGAATAACATCTTTTCAACATCTTTTTTTGACATATTAGTTGTATCTACTGGCTTTGCTGATTCTGGCACTGGTGCACCATCTTCAACATTAGCAACATAAAATATATTACTAGCCACCCAATATGCTTGATCTTCTACGACCAACACCTTAATTGTACTCTTCTCTCTGCGCTTTTGCAACTGAGAAGATGCATCTTGATTCTGTGGTAACTCATAAGTAAAAAACTTTTTCATCATTTTGTGCATATCGCTTTGACGATATATAACTCTATGAGATTTTTTATATTTACTTTTTGTTACTATTCTAATTATAAACCAGGTGGCAATGATTGTCAAGCCCACTACTAGGACATACTCCATGCTTAACCCTTTCTAAAATTAAAAGGGCTGTCTTCCCAAACCTTGTTTCTTTCACGCTCTACTATAGCCCTTGACCATGAAAATCCAGCATCGCCGCCCCAAGCATCCCACATAATACGACCATTGGATGGAAATTCAGGTCCATCATAAAAACCTTTACCCTTTTTATCTACCTCATGACGAGAGAAGAAAGAGAACATTCTTTTAACAGTATCAAGAGACATTGCAGATCCATTAACAATATCTGTTGCTCTACCCCAACCTACTGGAGTACCAGCACCAGTGGCTTTGCCATCTTCTTTCCACTTTAAGGCACGACGTGCTGCTGCTTTCATGCCTGCATTAGGTGAGTATGTATCAGCCATTCTTCTTCACCTTCTTATGATTAACATAGTAGTCACCAAGAACAGACTTAATTGTTCCATTCTTATTCATACGAACAATCTTTCCATCTTTAATTTGGGTTGCGTTAAATGCTCCCGCTTTTTTCTTTGGCATTATTTATTAAATCCTTTCGGATCAAACAATCCACTCCAAATACTTTTTGTTTCTTGTACTGAATCAAATTTATATGTACCGCCACGGCGCTTGTATTCTTGAACTACCCAAGAGTTTGCAACTGCTGATGGATATACATCAAACTTATCTTTTGCTGCTTGAACTACTCTTGCGTATAGTTTTGGATTTGCAGGAGAGGATCCACCGCTACGTGGCTTAATCATTGCTCCATAGTTAGGTTTCTTTGCTTTGCCAATTGATGAATCATACATTGCCATCATGGTTTCTGAGTCCATCTCTTCTGACTCTTCTGTTTTTAATGGTGGAATTTTTACCATTAGTCCCATACTACAAGCACTATAGAGTCTTGTTGCTTGCCATGTTCCATCTTCTTCTTGTTCAAATAATTGAATTAGTACCGCTGGATTTTCTGGTGTTGCCTGCAATGCGTACTCTGTACCAGTATTTCCAAGCATGCCTTCATACATAATGTGTACAACCTGACCAATGTGAAAATCTCCTTCTCCACCGTGCTCAGTCATAGCAAAGTCACCTTCTACCAAAGAGGTAGCAGCCTTTCCTATGTTACCTTCACTACGATTAATAGCAAAAATTTGTGCTGATGCTGCTGCTCTTGATGTATGGCATCCCATTACTTCATTTGTACCCTCTTTTAGGGCAGGGTAGCCAGCGCACCCAAACGATCCTTTTGCTCCCACTTTATATGGCATGACGATCCTCCTAGACCTATATACTGATTATAGCAGAATTTACTTTGCTAAAACTCTCTTTATTTCATTAAGGCATTCTAGGGACTCACTATCCATTTTCTTTAATTCTTCTAAGTTAAAAGCCTTTTTTGTAAGGGTTACCATAGGGTTAGGGTCAAGCAAATCAACTTCTAAGAACCCATCTTGCCAAAGATTCATTATATGGTTATTTACCTGATTTAAATGTTCTTGGTACACCTCTGGCATGATTTCAATCATTTTTTCTGTCATTGAATATAGAAACTCCCCACTAACTGGGTCAACACCAACTACCTCAATGGCACCATTTAGGATTAGCATGTCAAAAATTTCTGGACTAGGCTCATTCATCTGACATTAGTTCCTGCAACTGTTCTCTTGTCTGTGCCCCAACCGTTCTTTTTATCTCAGAGCCGTCTTCAATAACAATAAACGTAGGTACAGATCTAACATTCATGCTCTTAGCCATCTCTAATTCTTGGTCAACATCAATAAACTGAAACTTAATAGAGGAATCACGGTTAAGTTCTTCAACTATTGGCTTTACTTTTTTGCAGGGATTACACCAATCTGCAGTAAAGTAAAGGATATGTCTCACTTACCAGACTTCTTTCTAGCCTTTGCAAGTTCGTCAAAGTCTTTTACTTTGGTATCTCCAAGGTATCCCCAAGCATAACCATCATTAATCATCATGTCATTTAGAGATACTGTGTCTCCATTGATGTATACCCAGCCTAAAATGCGACCATACTTTTCAGATGAGTCCATCTTTTCAGTCTTGATAATAACAGACTTAGCATCCTTTAAAGCCTTCTTTAGGTATTCTTTAGACTCAAGACCAAGGGCCTTCTCTTTGAGATCTTTTGTACGAGACTCAGGGGTATCAATACCAGCCAGTCGTACACGGGACTGAAACAAAATATCAAACCCTAAATCAATAAGAACGTCAATGGTATCTCCATCTACTACATTCTCTACTTTTCTTACATAGTATTCATACATTATTTTCTCCCCCATTTAACTTTATTCCAGCCACGCTCATGGAAGTAATAAAGAATTGTCTTTGTTAATACCTCAAAACTTGCAATTGCTCCTGCTGTAACTGGCTCTTTGGTTATGACCCATGAAATAACAAAGGTATCTGCTGTTCCAATTATACGCCAGGTAATTGCTTTTAGTGCTGATCTTTGTTTGGTTACATTCATATGCCCATTTCCTTACGCTTTTGCGTAGCAGAAATAGCATGGATATCTGCTCCCAAGTCTACCTGTTCAATTTTATATCCAACATCTCTACCATACACAATGTTGGTAATGTTAGGTAGTCTTAGTACTAATGCGCCATCCATAAATTCATCCTTGGCAATATATTCTTTTACCTGATCAAATTTAAGTGGATCCTTCTCGCTTGTATTGTAGGTATTACGGACTCCAAGAAGCACTTGGTCAGTTCTATTGCCAGCCTCTTTGTAAAGGGCGTGGTGGCCCTCGTGCCAAGGCTGGTACCTACCCAGCATAAGAGTTGTAGGAGCAGACCAATCGTGTAGCCTAAACTTTTTAATAATACGAGATGCCTTTTCTTCAGCATTTCTTTCATGATTAGTAAAATAAAAATCGGCTTCTTCTGGACGCTCAAACATTTTATTTGTATCTTCAAAACGACCCTCAGCAATTGTGTCCATAAAGATAAGTATATCTGGCTTACCAAATGCTACACGAGTTAGATTTGTTGGACATACAAAGTCAACAATTACTGGAGCAACGCCTTGCTTAGAGATTAGTCTTGCCATCTCTCCCATACGACGGGCCTGCTCAATTCTATCATCAGGACTAAACCCTAAATCTGAATTGACTGTTGCACGAACTTCATCTGCATTAAGATGGATAGCATTGATGCGCTCTTTAAGAGCCTTTGCTAATTCTGTTTTGCCAGAACCAGGAAGACCCATAATCTGAATAATCATGCGTGTGGTGCCTCTTTTGCTTTATTTTCAATAAGTTTATCTCTTTCATCAATGATTGTTAGCATAAAAGCCATCATTTTTTTATAAGATTCTGGATTGTCTATAATCTTATTGTAGTGATGACCACAAAACATTAATTCTCCAGTAATTCCAGTTACCTTTACTAATGCCTCTGCTGCACAAGAGTCGCACCTGTCTGTTGCTTTTAACAACCATTCTTTAACAACTTCTTCTTCTGTAATCATTGTGTTCATAGTATACCGCTACTTTCTATTGTCAGTTTTATAAAATCCCGAACCATTAAAAATTGTTTCTACTACTGAGTATACACGCTCCAGTGGTAGGGTGCAAGTTTCACACCCATACCCTGGATCGTTATCTTTAATAGAACGAACCTTAATGACTATGCCTTCACAGGCACCAGTACATTTATATTCGTATGCTGGCAATTACTTAACCTGGTTCGCCTTAGAGCCACCTGAAGACTTCTTTGCTACAGGCTTTACAGCCTTTGCCGATTCCTTCTTTGGTGCTGGTGTTACAGATGCTGCCAACTTGTTTAGTAGTGGAAGGTCTTCTTCACCAGCATAAACTGGGCGACCCCAACCAACAATTCCGTTGATCAACTTCTTCTTATTGTTCTTAACATATGCACGAGTTTTTTCTACGCACATTCCGCCATTGCGTTGATCTCCCTTTGCAGTTCCTGAAGTATTTCCTTCAATAACTTGAATTGTTCCATCACCATTGTTCTTAATGCAAATACCAACATGTGAAATACGATTTACACCATCTTCTGGGAAATCAAAATAAATCCAGTCTCCTGGTGTTGGATCATCATTACGAGCATCTGCCCAACGATCATTCTTCTTAAACCAGTCTGATGCTGCCACTGTTGATGCAGACTTTGGATACTTCTTTGGATTTAGTCCAGATGTGAACGCACACCAAGAAACAAACGATTGGCACCATGGCTGAAAGTTCATTCCAGTCCACTTACCGTATTTTGTTTCATTATCTTTAGGACCTTCAATGGTTCCTACTTCTTTCTTTGCAACCTCAATGATTGCTTCTAATGAGCCTTTTACAGCCATACAAAACCTCCTAAGTTTAGTACTACAAGTATATCAAAAGATGAGCAGTTTTACAACTTACTCAGGTTGTTTTAGACGGTGGTCTAAATGTTACTTTATCTTAATAGTTTTAGGCTTTTTATCTTCAGGAATAACACGATCTACATTGATATGTAGCATACCATCCTTCATCTCAGCCCCAGTTACTTCCATGTATTCTCCAAGAGCAAATGATCGTGTGAACTTACGACCTGCAATGCCTTTGTGAACAACTTCAGCATCTGTTACTTCAACAATCTCTCCTTTAATAATTAATGTTCCGTTGTCTACAGATACATCAATATCATTTTTTGAAAATCCTGCAATAGCAATAGAAATTCTATATGTATCTTCGTCTAATTTAAGAAGATCATATGGAGGATAGGATTGTGTATTAGTTTTGTGTGCTGTATTAAGACGGCCCAACTCTCTGTTAAAGCCAATAAAAAAAGGATCATTGAATAGATCCATAGCGAATTGTGTTACCATTTTTATTCCCCTTTCAAGCGAATAAGTTAGTGTACCCCCGTAGGCAGTACAATACTATTATACCAAATATTTGGAGCGGATAGCGGGAATCGGACCCGCACATTAACCTTGGCAAGGTTACGCACTACCACTATGCAATATCCGCATTGTGTCTCCAACGGGATTTGAACCCGTGTTATTGCCGTGAAAGGGCAACGTCCTAGGCCCCTAGACGATGGAGACTTGGCTGGTCTGGCAGGCCTCGATCCTGCGACTTGCGAATTAACAGTTCGCCACTCTACCAACTGAGTTACAGACCAAAACCTTATCTTATAAGAGCCATTTTAGAAGAGCAACCCTAAACCAATGCATGTTTCTCTTAATGATTGCAAAGTTTTCAAGTGCATCTTCCACTTGCTTTTCAGTCTTTCTTTCAGTAAAAGTAATTGACTCTGTTACAGTAGGCGTAATATTTTCAACAATGACTGTTGAGGTTTCCACTGTACCTACCACGACTGTTGAGGTTTCAATATCTACCTCTGATGCCGTCAATGTTGCACCAATGTTTTGGTCAATTGGCTTATCATGGAAAGTAATAACACCTACAGTATGGGCCGTATCAGCAGCGGTAAAAGATTGTTGGGTTCCAGACCCAATGCTTGATTGCAACTGTACTCCAGAATTAGGAGTTTCCTTAATAACCTCTTGCTTAATAACAGGATTATTATTTGTAATGGTAAAGGTTCCGTTGGACTCTGTTACTCTTGTGTTTATATTATCTGTACCACCAAAAACTCCACCTTGGTTTTCATGAGTAGTTGGATTCGCAACTACCTGTAAAACTACACGAGACCCACCAAACATACCACTTCCACAGACAGAAGGCTGACAGACTATAATATTAGTTACCAAGCCAGAGTCATTAACCACGGCGTAGGTATGACATGGGTCTTCAGCAGAACACTCTCCTGCGTATGCTGGTGCAGATACAAAGGTAAGTGCCCCAAAAATTAATGCAATACTACCAATTGTTGATTTTATTTTCATTTTTCTCCTTATATCATTAAACGGACTACATGACAACATGGGTCGCCACCGTCTTCCCATTCTTGAACTTCTTCTTCATCCATATATTCGTATCCACCATCATGAGTATTGCAGTACGGGTCTGAAATCCATCCCCGCTCAATACCGCTTGTTAGCCAAATACCAAATTCTGCATCTTCTATATCATCTTCTTTATGCATATTAAAAGTATACCCCTAAACGCTTACTACGTCAACTGGACCCATGCAGGATGGGCTAAATTTAATGGCTGCATTTACTGCACCAACTACACGCTTTCTAGCGTCTTTTGTTTTTTCTGTGGCATTTAAATATCCATAAGCATATTCAGCACCTGACCCCATAGCAAGATAAGGAAGCGTATACTTAGACAAAGACATATCGCCAGAACTATGCTCATAAATTTGTCCACGAACAGCAATTATTAAACCAAGATCTCCATCCTTAGATGTGTCAACCCAAAAGTCATTATAAAATGCTCTAAGTTGTTTAATAAACTTAGTCTGCATAAACTTATCTGTATCTTTAATATCTGGAACATAGGGGTTAAAGTTATAGCGAATGCGCTCACCATCCATAGAACCAGCATATCCAATAAGGTAGGGTCCTAGTTTCCAAACCTTTGGACTAGATAGTGCTAGAATGGTACCATCATCAGATGCCCCACGATCTCCAGCCATGTAGATTTTATTGTTTAACTCATCACGAACAACTGCAATACAAGTCATGCAGAAACCCCTCCCAAAGCGATATATTTAAGTATACCATTCCCTGAGAGGGGCTGTCAAATAGGGTCAAAGATGTTTAATTATGCTGTCTTTGATCTTGCTCTGCGCTTTTCAACTGCGTCATCCTGCACAGTTTTTGCATTCTTGTCTGTGGTGGAAAATGCTGCGTTGATTTCATCTCTTGTGAGTCTGCCATCATCCATAAATGCACGAGCCAACTTCTCAACTACTACTGCTACTGCACTAAGTCCAGCAACTGTCATAGCCTTTGCTACTGAAATTCCTGCAATTGCACCTGCACCAATTACTGCTAGTGCATTTGCTGCAAAGACAGCAACGATACGCATGAGAATGTTCCAAATGTTTGTGATACTGTTCATGTTTACTCCTCTCTATTTCTAATAGGACTAGTTATAATCCAAAGACCAAGGGTTGCCATGATTCCATAGCCTACAATAGTCTTTGCACTACCATCTAATACAACCCAGGCAATAAACATTCCAAGAAGAGTCCATGCCTGATCTATTAAGTCCTTGATTATATTTTTTAGTATTCTTACCATTTTCTTCCTCCTCTTGAACCTGGTGAATTGGCCCCTGAGCCTCCACCAGAACTTCCTCCACCACCTGTGCTACCACCTGTGGCTCCTCCTGTTGCAACGGCTGCTGCATTAATTGCTGCTCCTGCTGCTACAACCGTTGCTATAACCATATCTGTTGCTTCTTCTCTTTCGCCTTCAGTCATATCTGCACCAATACTTCCAAGGGCTGCTAATGCTGCTCCTGGGTCAGTAAATGCTGCTTCTAACAATGCCCCTGGATCTTGAACTAATTCTACATTTGCGGCCACTTCTGCAGTAATAATAAGGACCTCTCCAGACTCAGATGTTCTAAGTTCAATTGGTGTTTCTGGTGGAAGGTCTGCATAAGATATTCCAGATGCTTGTACTTGTGCTGCTGAAATTGATTCTCCTGGCTTAAGGTCTTCTATTAGTGCTGCCACGACAACTTCCTTTTGCTCTTCAGTTAATTCTTTACCATCTTTTGCATCTTCAATAATCTCATTTAACTCTTCTTCTTTTGCTTGGGCTTCTTCTTCAGCCTTTGCTTCTGCTTCTTCAGCAGCCTTTTCTTCCTCTAATTCTTTTGCTTTTGCTTCTTCCGCAATTCTTTTTTCTTCTGCAAGCGCTTCAGCCTCTGCCTCTTCCTTTGCTTTTGCAATTGCCTCTTCTTCTGCTTCTATACGCTCAGCCTCTGCCTTTGCTTCTTCTGCAATTCTTTCTTCTTCCGCTATGCGCTCTGCTTCTATACGCTCAGCCTCTGCCTTTGCTTCTGCTTCTGCTTTTTCTTCTGCTGCTTTAATTTCTGCTGCAATACGATCTGCTTCTGCTTGGGCTTCTATCTCTGCCTGAATTCTTTCTGCTTCAATCTCGGCTTCTATACGATCAGCCTCTGCTTGGGCCTCTGCTTCTGCTTTAATTTTTTCTGCTTCTTGTGCTGCTTGAAGTGCTGCAATTCTTTCAGCCTCTGCTTGGGCTGCTGCTGCTTGGGCTGCAATCAATGCTGCTGTTTCTGCCTGTATTCTTGCTGCTTCTGCTTGCTGTGCTGCTGCTTGTGCTGCAGTTGTTGCAGCAATTTCTGCTTCAGTTGGCCCAGTTGGTATTGTCACAGTTGTTGTTTCACTAGGCGCAGGCGTTGTTACAGTTGTTGTTTCTGTAGGAGTTGTAACCGTTGTAGTTTCGCTGGGTGTTGTTACAGTTGTTGTTTCGGGTGTTGGTGTTGGAATAGGTGATGGCTCTGGTGTAGGCGTTGTTGCAGTTGATGTTTCAGATGTTACAGTTGATGTTTCGCTAGGTGTAGGTTCTGGTGTAGGTGTAGGTTCTGGAGCAGGGGCTACATATGTAGAACCAGTAACAACATTTGAATTTGCAGAGTAAAGGGAGAAGGTATCGTTATCTGATCTAATATGAAATGACCAGACTGTTCCTGCTGGCATAAGTCCATCTAGCAAGGAATGATCAATTGTTATTGTTGTATTTAAAGAATTTGGTCCGCCAACATTTCCAGTAGCAATTCCCCAGCCATTGCACCCAGTACAATTAAAACTAATTGCATATCTTTCTGGTTGTGTGTTACCAGTGTCGGGTGCTTCCCAGTTTAATATTGTTGAGGTTTCTCCACTAATAATAGTTAAATTTCTTGGAGGTCCTATTGTTTTTACTACTGGTGCTGCCTGCGAAGTAAATGCTGATGCTGGAATAATCTCCATAGATCCAGATTGATCCCAATGAAGGAATACCTTTGCTCCCCCTCCATTTTCATAATACATTAATTCTATTGTTTTAGGTACTCCTGCTGTGAAGGATATTGGATCAGTTGTAGTTCCTCCGCCACCTTTGTCAACCCAGTCATCTGCCACCAAGACTCCATCAATGTACAGCCTAGTTCCATCGTCTGCTGTTGCTAAAAATGATATTTCTTGAGTAGAATCACTTCTAATTGACCCTGTAAAGCGCACAATAACATCCTCTGAAGGGCCACCTAAGACACTCCCAGAACCCCACTGAAAGTCAATGTTGGGTACATTAGTAGTGACGACTGGAGAGGCTCCCTGGGGTATGTAGGGAGAACCATTTTGTCCTAGTACATTATAGACCTGAGCAGTTAAACCTTCTGCTGCGTGGGCTTTATCAATTATTAAAAGCAGGGGAAATAGAGCAAGGGATAATACCAATGCTACTCTCAATAACTTTTTAATACTTAACTCCTTATAGTCGTAGTGGTGATATGACTATTAAGGCTATTATATCATTTTTTAGGTACAAAAAAGAGGGCTAGCACTTGGCTAACCCCCTTAATTGTTGGACTAATTAAGCCTTAACCTTCTTTTGGATCTTTACGACCAAAGCGGTTAGTGCTGTGATTTGCTTCTTAAGTGAAGCAATTAGTGCAGATACATCTGCAGACAACTTAGCAACTGCATCAACTGCAGCCTGTGCCTGTACTGTAGCAGCATCTGCAGCCTTTGAAGCAGCAATCGCTGCATCTGTAGCAGCCTGGGCTGCCTTTGCTGCCTCTTCAGAAGCCTTTGTAGCAGCCTTTGTTGCTGCGTTAGAAACTTCTGCTGATGCTGTTACTACAACCTGTCCAGCAAGTGGAAGTGAAGTTCCACCTGTTGCTGAGATCTTAACAACGTTTTCAGCCAAAGGCATAAATACCTTGTATGACTTAGCAGTTGCTGTATCTGTTGTAACTGAGGTTGCAGTTAGTACATCAGATGATGATCCAAATGCATAGTTAGGAACAATTCCACCTGTAGCAAATAGGTTAGCGTGTGTCTTTCCAGATACTGGAAGACCTGCTGCATCAAGAACCTGAACTGTGATAGTTGCTGCTTCTCCTGGAAGATAAACTTCCTTATCAAATGACAACTTAACAGTTGCTGCAGTTCCCTCTACACGAGTAGCAACTGGAGCAGATGATACTGTACCTGACTTAACAGTTACAGCGACTCCGCCTGTCTTTACTCCTGTAAGAGTAAACACTGCTTCACCATTTACAATTGTTGCTGCAGTTCCTGAATCGGATACCACTGAAACATCGCTTGAGAAAGCATTGAGTGTTCCTGCTCCAACTGTTACTCCAGCAGCATCATATGCCACTGCCTTAATTGTTGAAGCATTTGATCCTGTTGCAATAACAGGCTTGACTGCTGTTGCTACGATAGATGCGATATCTCCGTAGAATGTTACCTTCTCAGTTGCAAGAACTGCACCTGTAAGGGTTGTAAGAGTAATTGTTGATACTCCTGCTGTACCGTCAGCAAATACACCAATGTAATTTCCTGTTGGAATAACTACTGAGCGACCAAGAGCAGTTATAGTTGTAGCATTTGTGCCATAACCAATCATACCTGTTCCTGAAACTGTTGCAAGAATTGACTCAGTTGCTGCTCCGCCTGCTGCATTCTTAGGTGTAACAACGATTACCGCTGCTGCATCTGCTGAAGTAGCCTTTGGTGCATAAACTGTGGCATCTGCTGTTGCAGTTGTTACTTCGCCAGAGTTAAGAATTGATGTTGTTGTTGCTGCAGAAGGTGTAACATCTGCTGCTTTAACTGTTACTGTCCACGCAACTGATGGACCTGTTGCTGGACGAGTTGTAAGAATACGTGCTTCGTATGTACCCGCAACTGTTGGTGCTACCAATGAAACTGTAAACTTTGCAGTTACATATCCTGGTGTTCCAACTGTTGAGTTAACATCTGCTGAAAGGCTTCCTGCTGCAATTGTAACTACAGAGGTTGTTGTTTCAAGCAATGAGAGTGTTGCACTCTTTGATGAGCCTGATGGCTGTGCAAAAATAGCAGATAGCACCGTTGCTGTGTCTGCTGCTGTTTCTGAAATAAATGACAATGTTACTACTGCTGTAGCAGTCTCACCTGCAGTGATTGTATCTGTAGCAGAGTCAATCGTTAGTGCTGGTGCAATTACAGCAGCACTTGTCGGAAGTGCTGACATAACGCCAAAGGACATTGCTGCAGCGAGTCCTAGGGCAATTTTCTTAAATGAATTCATCTTTCTCCTTGTTTGTTTTATTCCAGCCTTGGGGCTAGAAATGCTATATTAGATTGAATTTGTCTAAGAAATCACGAACATCGTCCGTCATTTGCTTAGGTTCTAATTCTACCATAGATCTACGTTTCTCTGCAAGTTGAGCAGAAGACGAAGACCAAGTGTGTACTTCAATGACTGTATTAGTAGTCTTTGGGGTATGGGATATAGCCCCAAATACTGAGCCAGCCAAAGCATCTGCTAAGTCTTTAGATTTCTTTCTAGGGTGATCTACACGATTACCTTTCATAATCTTCAACTCAGACATTTCTTCTAGCAAGATTGGAATCATAGGAATTGCTACACGCTCTTCGTATATCATCATTGCTAAATCTTCATAGTGTTTTTTTGCAACAGAAACTGTTTCAGTTCTTATTCCTACCGCTTGCAATTCATTCTGAATATCAAAAGACTGCCAACGGTCAAAGGAAACCATTCCAATGTTAAAGCCTTCTCTGCGAAGATTAATAATCCAATTCTTTACATCAGATAAGTTTACAGGTCCTTCTGCTCTTGGCTCCCACCAAGCAACAGCATCTACTACTACCATTGGGGCCACCTGTTCATAGTCTTTGATTACTTGAATGTTTACCCACTTATCTACGTGAGAAATTGCAACTGCACACTTATCGTGCTTTTGTGCAAGGTCAGCGTGGATGTAATAAACTTTATCTGGGTCTGGTTTAAATGACTCATCAAACCTTCTAAACTGATCCAAAGGATTACGAAGAGTCATAACCTTTTCTAGTTTAGTTCTATCTTTAAAGAATGCATCAGAAGCATAGGTAGGCATACAGGCAAAACGCATCATGGCATCTGCAAGGTCTGTGTAGAATGCAATCTTAAAGTCATCTATCTTACGGGTAGGATTTACTTCCCATGTAGGTTTTTTGAATGCCAATACCTTCGGAATTTTGTAAGAAATGATAGTGTCTTCATCCCAAGAAATTTCAAACCTATTTCCTGGATCTTCATGTGGCAAATCTGGATTCATAATAAAAGTATGTCTGCGCTCTATAGTTTCTTTTTCAGCAATTACTGATTCATATTTTTGTGAAATAAAGTCACCTTGGTAGCGTGGGAATGAAAGCAAAACAACCTTACCAAGATCAGGGAAACGAGAGTCTACAGTACCACGGAAGGCCTTATAGATGTTCTCTGCAGTCTTACCCTGCTCATTGCCTGTTCCAACTTCAGATGCAAAACCAGAAATCTCATCAAGTACTGCCATGAAAAGGTTCAAACCCTCATGAGATTCACGTTCAGAGTGACCAGAGTAAACAGTTACAGACTTGTCAAAATCAATTGAGTCTGCCTTTGCATTATACTTTCCAGCAAACCAGGGGGATCTTTCAATCTTTGATTTAAAACCTTTAAAGAAAACATTCTTTGCTTGTTGTGCGTTAATAGCAACGTTAATAATATCAATAGCATCACCTGCAGGCTTACCATAATAAACAGCAGGGTCTTTAAGACACAGTAGTTTATATACTGTATATGCACAGGCTACAGTTGATACAAAGTCTTTTCCAGATCCCTTGCCAAGTTGCAGGATAATCTCATTTTTTGTATATTTATCAAAGTATTTTGATCCCTCAACGGAACCATACAGTTCTTCAAGATCTTCTTTGCGGTAGATTTGACTCATAGCCTCTACGATCTGATATTGAATATCCGATAGTTGTGGCTGCCCAAGATATTCTGGAGACTCAACAAATGTCTTTGCGTCTACAGGTTTTTCAATAAAATGATTTTCCTTTAATACTTCAAGAAACTCATTGAACATCGTGGACAACTGTAATCACTTCTCCCTCTTTTGCAATAGAGGATAGTCTTTGCATAATAGTGTCACGAACTTCTGGATACTCTGATGCAACGTCTCTAAGAATTCCTACAAGAACTTCTTGGCGACGCTCAACCTCAACCATCTCTTCAGCAAGTTCTTTATTCTCAAGAAGTCCAGCCTTCTGGAGCATATCAATACGCTTTGACTCAATGTCCATAACTAGTTTAATAGCAGCAGTCTTTGCACTAAGATTGTTAGTCATAGATGCCTCATCAATAACTTCGTAAGATTTTCCAATTAGTCTTGCATAGTGTGCATCCATTGCAGCCAATGCTTCTTTAGCACGAGCACGAATAGCATCATTAGCAGATGCCATAACTTTCCACTCATTAATCAAGGAAACAACACGAGTTCGTGGAATGTCTAATTCTTTTGAAATAACAGTAGGGTCGTTGCCTTTTAGGTATTCACTAACAACAACATTTACTTGATCAAGATGCTTAATCAGGTCATCTTCAGTTGACATACTTACCCTCTAATCTATTAATTTCATCTTTTATATAGAAGATTGCTTTTTCTAAATCTTGAATAGTCTTTGACTCATCCTTAAGCCCTGCTCTCCAAAGATATTTAAAGGCATTTCCTATATTAAAGTTACGATGACGAGTAATCTGAATGCACTCAACTCCAGATGGGTCTGTTGTATAGTGTGCTGGATGGTTGACTTGATCAACAGTTATGTTTAGACTTTCACTCATACGATTCTTCCTCATCGTCTTCCCAGTCAAACGCTTCTGGCATACCTTTAAGGGCTGTCAGGACATAGGTTATTCCTACTGCTCCAGCAATACCCAAACCAATAATAACTTTTTGTACTTTATTCATCGTCTTGATTTCCTTAATCCGAATTTTGCAAGGTACACATATATTGTCTCTACGCTTGCACCACACTCTTTAGCAATATCCTCTGGAGTCTTCTTATCCATTAAATACCGCTTGCGTAGCCAAACTTCGCTTGTATATAGTTTACCAGCCATGATGTTAATTGTCAACCTTGTGTACAGGGTCAAGTCTGTCCCAATATCCTCCAGGATTACCCTGGTATATTTGTCCAGTTTCACGATCCATTAATATCCACTTTGTCGGGGACAAAGTTTTTACAGTCAACAAAACTTCATCATCTTCTTCAACAAAAATAAATGAATTTCTATCCATTAGAACCAACCGCCTTTGTCCAATTACTTAGTGCCCAGTGACCAATACCACAGGCATCAGCCACATCATTATCTGTAATACTTCTGTCATATATAGTATTAATAAACTTAATAGTTCTTTCTTTTCTTAGGTTTCTTTCATAAGTCTTATACCAAGACAACGACTTGCCAGGATTTTGTGATCTAATAAATAGTTGCTCATCTTTAGATATTTTCTTATTACCAATAAAGTTTTGCCAGGTAATAGGTGATACCTTTCCAACTGTGTTAATTCCACACATAGCAGCAGCACCAAGCAAGGCTCCTTGAACTAAAGCAAGATCAGCAGCAGTCTTAGGGCTATTCATAAAGACTGTATGTTCAATAACTATAGCGTCTGCTCTCATTACCGTTTCAAAGTATGCCTTGGTTTTCTTTGCTGCATCTCCTACTTTCTCATAAATATCTTTACCTTCAAAGTTGATTTTACCAACTTCTTTAAGATGCTTGCCAGAGAAAACCGCAAACGCAAGACTATTAGTACTAGCATCAATTGCACAGATTCTCTCTGGTTGCATTTCAATACCCCACTTATTCTTGCTCATACTCAATAAAACCTTTCAATTCTTTAAGCATTTTGTTTACTTCTTTTTCACTTACATTACAGTTAGAGCAAAAACCAGAGTCATTGTATATGGACAAAGAAACTCCACATCCACCAAGACACCTTCTGTCTTTGCCAATTCTCTTTTGTCTACGTGTAACTTGATATCTTTCAGCAATCTTTTCTCTTGTAGATTCATATCTACAGGTATCACTGCAATATATCTGATAACTTACTTTAGGATTAAAGTAGGCATCACACCTGTTACATAGTTTCAACTAACTTCTCCATTGATTTGATTTTAACTACCCCTTCTCCAGCATCTGAACATGCTTTTTGAATTGGGCAGGTTTTGCATATCTTAGAGTTAGAGCGAT